ACTAGAATTGAAAAGCTCAAAAATGAACTATCTTCAGTTGTAAATGAGTATGAAACAAACTCTAATGTCAGATTGCAGACAAAGCTCGACCCTATTTCAACAGGCGATTGCGGTTGGGCATGTTTAAGTTATATATCATCAACCAATGACGTAGTGGCTACAAAGGCTAGTTGGCAAAGAAAAGCTAAAAACGTAATTTATAACGAAGTGTGTCCGGATACCCTAACCTTCTACGACATAGTTAAAATGGTTAAAGTTTATAAATTACCCACATATGTGATCTGGGCTAGAGATCTTAATAGCGACAACATCTCAATTGAATCACGTCAGCCACAACCACTAGTTTACGTACCAGAATTGGAATTTGATCAAATACCGGAAAACTGTCTAACCCTAGAGCTACAAAATAATCACTGGAGAGTGTTAGTTGCTAGTAAGCACCGCGGGAGCTTGCCTACAGTAGGAGCAAAGCCCACAATAAACACAAAAAGTAATGTTCCTGTAGTAACTGATGACGGCGATACTGGAGATGACAATACACTAAAGTTGACAATGAGACAAAGACAGCTAAAGCTGGAGGAATCGCTACAAGATTTCCAACGTAATCTAATCTCAGTAGATCAATTAGCATATGACCACAAGAAATACTTTCCAGGTGTAGGACTGCCAAGATTCATAACAGAAAAAATGGTACATAATGAGCCACAACCGCAATGGGCTACCAACTCCAACCAGGAAAATGAAACAGTAAGGTTAGAAAACCAGCTTGATAGTGTAATGACTAACATCAGAACAACAACGGAAACCTCAATACAATCAGTGTCCAACAAGAAAGTAAATATAATGGACAACAGATCATTTATTAGCCAATTACATGCATAATGCACAGTAAGGGTATACAACGACTGGATGATCTGTGGCCGGACCGAGAGCCAGGGGTTGCAAAAAAGAGAGGGATCTATATGTCCGATATGTTACAGTTGCTAAACAACGATGCTATAGGATGTCAATTAGCGAATGCTTTGCTTTGAAACATATTGAACAAGCCTCAGAATTTGTAACATCTGTAATCGTATGGTTGTATGGTCTCAATCTACAAATCAAAGGTTGGTTAATATTAATAGAAACTGGTTTTTTGGATATAGATGAAGATAACTGGGTAGAACAAACCAAAATAATACATGATTACTGGCGAAAGCATGG